AACAGCTACTCAAGGTCAAACAGTATTTACTTTGGCTACCATTGATTACACTCCAAATACCAATAACTTAGCCGTATTTGTGAACGGCAGTAAACAAGTATCTGGCGTTAACTTTACAGAAACAAGTTTAAATACAGTTACATTTACATCTGGTTTAAATGCAGGGGATGTAGTTGAGTTTATTTATGGGTTAACAATTGCATCTGGAACTCTTTATGCAACCGACATTAAATATAATGAAGGTGGAACTGGTGCTGTAACTCGAACATTAGAGTCTAAACTTCAAGAAACTATTTCTGTAAAAGATTTTGGGGCAGTAGGTGATGGAATTACTGATGATACAGTTGCTATTACGGCTGCTTTAAATAGTGGTGCAGGAACTGTTTATTTTGGAGACAGCACTTGCCAATATCGTATTACTTCTACAATTACGCCTACAAATACTGCACTAACTAAAATATATGGTAAAGCAAGTATTCTTGCTGATATTTCTGTATTAAGTTCTAATACATTTATTTTAGATTTTGTTGTAAATTCGATTGTTGTTGAAATTGATGATTTAACATTTAAACCAAAAACAACAAACCAAACTGGAACTGCATCTTGGTGGAATGGTTCTTTTACTTATTCATATAAACAATATCAAGCTGGTGTACACCTTCCACAAGGAAGTAAAGTATATAATTGCACATTTTTAAGTTTTGATTATTGTCCTTTGTATATTGAAGGCACAACATCATTTTTAGAAGGTAATACAACTATTGTCGAGAACAATTACATTTCTCAAAATGCAAACACATCATTTACTGGCTATTGTTTAAATAATCTTATCTTTACTAATAACAATGTTTATTTAGGCGGTGAACTTACTTTCCCGTCTATTAGAAATACATTGATTGAAGACAACATTGTTTTCTTACCAGGTACTCCAGCTATTGATGTTGGCGGTTCTGCTTCAGCAACTACTAAAGAAGTAAAAATTAGCGGAAACATTGCTTATGGACGTGATGCTATTGTTTGCGAACTTGGAATTTCAAATGTAACGATTATTGACAATGATTGTTATTCAATGGCTAATGCTCCTAATGGTGTAGGCATTGGAATAACCACCAATACTGGCGGTCAAGATTTGTATAGAATTAAAATTTCTGACAATCGTATCTATCGTTATGCAGATGAATCTGGAGCAGTAAATCAAATTGCTGTTGGTATTGAAGTTGCATCCTCTATTGCTAAATATTTTTCAGACTTAGAAATAACAAATAATTACATTGAAGCTGCTAACGTAGGTATGTATATTACTGGCTTTAATTCAACATATTTAATTCAAAATGCAAGTATTTCAAATAATGTAATAGATGCAGTTGGAACAGATGGATTGCAAATTATAAATACCAATCTTATTAACGTAAACCTTAATAAAATTAATGGCAGTGGTTGCAGATATGGTATCAATATTGGATTTATGACTAATGGTTTATTAAACGGTAACTTAACTCAAGGAACAGTAACTTCTTGTTATAATTTTTCGCAAACTGTTTCAAATGTTGTTTTACAATCTCCAATCACCAGTGCTACCAACGAATCTGGCCTATATAATTTTACAGGCTCAATAACTGGAGCAATAACTGGTCGTGATATAGTAAGTCCTTTTGGAGCAGCCACTACAGGCTATTGGTATCAAGGAAGTAATTTTATAAATCAATCTCCTGCATCTGGTGGTTATATTGGATATGTTTGTACAGCTACTGGAAACCCAGGAACTTGGAAAACTTACGGATTAATTAGCTAATGGCAAATATGCTTTTTGCAAATAATGCTAATACTACTTTGTCTAGTAGTTTAAGCAATAGCGCAACCTCAATGTCGGTTACATCTGCGACAGGCTTTCCATCCCCTACTGGTGTCCAATACTTTTATTGTACGTTAGCTGATGCTGCTACCCAAACAACTATTGAGATTGTTAAAGTCACTTCGGTAACAGGAACTACCTTTGCTATTACTAGAGCGCAAGACGGAACCTCTGCCACAGCGTTTGCTGCAGGTGCAGTAGTATCTTTACGATTAGTTCGTGCAAGTCTGAACGACTTTCCAAAGCTAGATGAAACCAATACATTTAATGCAGACCAAGCTATTAGTGGTCAATTAACTTCTTCTGCTGGTTTAGCAACTACAGGAACATTTACTGCAACTGCTCCTAGCGATGGTCTAGTAATGGATTATGCTACTGGATTTGGTCGTTTTAGTGCTTTTGCTGGAGATGGTTTTCAATGGTATAACGCTGGTATAGCTAATACCCAATTGATGCAGTTATCTTCAAGTGGAGCTATTACAACAGCCACTTGGAACGGTGCTACTGTAGGAACTGGATATGGCGGTACAGGACTTACATCATTTACAGCAAATGGTGTTATGTATGCCTCTTCTACAAGTGCTTTAACTACGGGTGCTGGTTTTACGTATGATGGTACAAACCTATTATTTAGTAATGCTACTTATGGCGGTACTAATTCAATAGCGATGAATTTAATTGGTAGAACTTCTACCTTTAATACGCATCCTCTTGGCTATATAACAATTCAAACAGACCCCTCTACGTATGCTCAAGGTGTAATTACTTTTGGTACTACAGTAAGCATAAACTCAAACGACCCAGTTGAGCGTATGCGTATTGACTCTAACGGTAACTTGCTAGTTGGTACTACAAGTGCTTCGTTAGGTGCAAAATTAATTGTTACACCAACTAATGTTGACGGTGTTGCTTGTCAAGTTAATAACAACATTTATAGTACATTTTATGGCTATTCAAGCACTGGTTCATCTACTTTTAAAGTAACTGGTGCTGGAACTATTTATGCAGTAAACACTACTATTTCTTCTATTTCAGACCAACGGTTTAAAGAAAATATTGAAGATTTAAATGTTGGTTTAGATACAATTATGGCTCTTAAGCCTCGTAAATTTGACTGGAAAGAAGGCAAAGGTAAAAACATTAAGGGTGACCGAGGATTTATTGCTCAAGAGTTTGAACAAGTATTTCCAGACCTGATTGATGAATGGATGGACAAATCTCCAGATGGTGAAGAACCATACAAATCTGTACGTCAAGATTTGATGCCTGTGCTTGTCAAAGCAATCCAAGAGCAACAAGAAATTATTGAACAACTTAAAGCAAAGGTGGGTCTGTAAATGACTACATTAATTCCAAAATTTGATTTTAAAGATGGTAGCGCAACTCCTACAGGTGCAGTCAATAGACCAATTAATCAGAAACTGTTAGAAACGGTTAGCATTACTGATTTTGGAGGTACTTCAGGAAGTGGTGACAATACCACAGCAATGAATAATGCTACTGCTTATTTGAATGGTTTAGGTGGTGGTATTGTTTTTATTCCACCTGGCGATTGGAAAATGAATTGGGTTTGTACTTATAGCAATATTACAGTACAAGGTTCGGGTGGCAAAGGTGAATTAGACACTAGTTGCATTAGACCATACGACATTACAAAACCAGCAATTACTATTAGCGATGGAACTACTATTACAAGATATGTTGCTCTAGTAAATGTCCATGTTAGCGGAAGCGATGGAACTACTAATGGACTAACAAAAGCTGCAAATAACGCTCCTCAAGCTCTTTTATTAAATGGTGGAACAGTTAATTTTACTGCTGACCGTTGTGTTTTTTATAACGGAGTACAAACTGTTGCTTTAGTCCCTAGTGCTACTAACCCAGTAACGCAGAATAGATTTATTAATTGTAATATTCGTAATGATATTACTGATAGTTCAAATATTCGTGGTATTTATATGACACGATTAGCTGACCCAGGATATTTAACAGATAATTTATTTATTGCAACAAAGTTAAATGGTCTATCAAGCGGATATGCTGCTGAATGCAATGGAACAACTGCAGGTGGAATTGTTTTACAAATAATAGATAGTTATTGGGATATTCATGATGGTCATGGTATTTGGGTTCGTGGAAATTCTAATATTAATTGTTTTAATTTGACATTAGACCCAGGTGCAATAGGAAAAACAGTTATTACTTCCGACCAAACAAATTTAGACCCAGCTAGATTTATTATTGGAAATTTAAATGCTGGTGGTCAGGTAATAGCTTTTTCAGGTGGCTCAACAACATTACCTACAGAATCAACATTGTTTGGTTATAAACCCACTTTTTATAATACATATTTAACAAGCGATAATTATTTTGCACCAATAAATAATCCTTATAGCACAGCAATTAATTTAGCCTCTGATTCAGGAAATACTAATTTAATTTTAAGTGGGGCTAATTTTGCCCCTGGTGCTGATAACTCAAAATCAATAGGTATTGCATCAAATCGTTGGTCTGTAGTTTATGCAGCCACAGGAACTATTAATACTTCTGATGCAACACAAAAACAACAGGTTGCTGATTTAACATCTGCTGAACAAGCAACTGCCAAAACCATCAAAGGACTTATTAAATCATTTAAGTTTAATGATGCAGTAGCTAAAAAAGGTGATAAAGCTAGAACTCATATTGGTGTAATGGCTCAAGATGTTAAAGCAGCATTTACCGCAAATGGTTTAGATGCTGATAAATATTCTTTATTTTGCTCTGACACTTGGAAAGATGAAAATGGTGTAGAGCATACCCAGCTTGGTGTAAGATACGAAGAGCTTTTGGCATTTGTTATTTCAGCACTATAAGGGAAAATATGAAAACATTTACATTAGAAGACCAAGAAGCAGCATTTATACTCCGTGTAGTAGGTCAGTTACCTACTGAATCAGGTGCTTATCCCTTGCTTCAAAAACTACAACAACAGTATGCTTTAATTACTGAAGAACCACCAAAAGCGGAATAATATGACAACCAATTACTCTCAGAGCCGTGACGCAGTTATTAATGGGGCACTCCGTGTATTGGGAGTAATTGGTGCTGGAGATAGTCCAACCCCACAAGACTATCAGAACTGCTCAGAAGCCCTAAACCTGTACATTAAACAACTACAAACTAAGGGTATGCCCTTATGGTTAGTAGAAGACCTCCCAGTACCTATGGTTGCAGGTCAATATACCTACACATTAGGCCCAACAGGAGATGTAGTCTGTGACCGCCCATTAAGAGTCGTTATGGCGTTCATT